ACTGGCGTCGCGCCGTATTGAGCAAGCCAATTGCCTTGCGGATTGATATAGCGCCCGCCGAATCCGTTTTCGTCATGCGTTGATATACATTCATTGTGCGACCGATGACTTTGTTCAATTCCAAGGGATTGAGCGGGAACATGTGGAAAATCCTTTTTGCGTCTCGCGGTATCGCCGCGCCGATGGATTGAACTTAGCAAAGTTGTCAGGCGACGCAAGCGCAAAGCACGACAAACACGACAATCGCCTCGATTGCCATAAAAGGATATACTTCGCGCTGTTGCGAAAGCCTGCTAACGTATTGATATGCAAGGCCTTTGCGCCATAAGAGCGCCAATACATTCAACCTATCCGAGCAGATAGGCGTAAAATCTATTGTGCAATGCACAATTACATCAGGAAAGCCTGATATAAAGACATGCGCATATCGAGATATGTCTTGCAAGGAATGTCTCGTAAGTCATTGATTATATTGGACTATCCCCCCAGGTGCGGGTCCCTCCTGGCACCCCCCATATGCACCGGGGGCTTGCCCCGCCCCTGAAAAAGCCACACGTTTAGGTCGTTTTTCGACCCCTTCTCGTGGGTGGGGCCTACCTACCCGTTTGGCGCTGCACCGCAGCAAAAGGCCCTCCGAACCCCAGGAAAGCCGCAACGCAGAGTTGAATCTCGCATGACCCCCTCCCGCATCACCGCCATTGATCTTGCGACGCTTTGGAAGGTGTCGCCAGAGCGCGTCTATCAGCTCTGCAAGGACGGAAAGCTGTCGCGGGACGGCAAGGGCATGATCGATTTGCCGAAGGCGCTCGAATACCGCGCCGCAGCGCTCGACACCAATCAGGTCGAGATGTTGTTTCAGACCTACAAGACCAAGACCGGCATTCACCCACCCAAGATTTTCGAGCACCTGACGCCTGAAATTAGCGACGAGGACATCCTCGGGCCCGCCACCCCCGCGCCGACTGTGCAAGAGGCTATGAAGGTCTCGCTGACCACACAGTCTGAGCTGACGGCTATCCGCGTCGCCGACGCCAAAATGAAGCTGGAGCGGCAGCAGCGCACATATCTCAGGGAAGACGGTAAGCTGATCGAGCGCGCCGAGGTCTATCGGACCTCCCGTGACGCCGCAGCCGAGATCGCCGCAGCCATCCGCGCGCTTGAGCACGAGATTCCGCACCTGTTCCCCGACCACGCGATGCGGAAGGAAGTTAGGGGCAAAGTGCAGGCTATCGTCGATCGGACTCTATTCGCCCTTCACAAGAAGTTCGACGCCATCGCGCGCCCTCTGGACGATGATATCGATGACGACCTCATATCGTAACCCCCAGGCGTCATGGACGCAGGCAAAGCACAACGATCCGGTCCACGCGGGGCTCTCGTCGGGATTTAGGCCAAAGAAGCGGCTGAAGCTGTCGGATTGGGCCGAGGCCAACATTGTGCTTGTGCCGGAGCGTTCGGCGGCTCCAGGCCCCTACCGCATCGGCGATGCCCACTACCAACGCGCCATGATGGACGCGATCACCGACCCTGACAACGAGACCATCGTTTTCCTGACAAGTTCACAGGTTGGGAAGACTACGATCATAACCGCAGCCCAGGGCTTCTATGCAGAGCACGAGCCGAGTCCGCAACTTTCTATCTGGCAGACGCAGATTCAGGCCGATGCCTACGTCAATGAGGACTTCGACCCTACAATTCGGTCAAGCCCTGCGCTCAGTGACATATTTGACGGGCACACCTACCCAGGCGGGTATATTTCGTTCGTTGGAGCCAACAACCCCGCGCAACTAGCGCGCCGGCCGATCCGAGTTATAACGGGTGACGAGGTGGACTTGTGGCCTATGTCTTCTGGCAAGGAAGGCTCGCCTATCGATTTGGCCGAGAAGCGCACGACGACGTTCCGCAATCGCAAGAAAATCTATTCGTCGACCCCTCGCAACACCAAAACCTCGCAAATAGTCCAACTGTTCAAGTCTTGCCGGCAGCACTACTATCAGGTGGTGTGTCCCGACTGCGAGCACAAACAAGTGCTCAAGTGGGACAATGTGCATTTTCACAAAGGTGAAGAGCGCAAAGCGGTCTACCACTGCGAAGATTGCGGGTCTATATGGGACGAGGCGGTTAAGCGCCGTCTCGTCCGCGACGCTGAGACTATGGGTGGTGGATGGGCAACTTTGCTGGATGCGCCTTTTAAGGCGTTCAAGCAGACCTCGACGCCGGAGTATGGCCGGGTAGGGTATTTCATATCGGAACTCTACTCGCCGTGGTCCTGCATGGCCGACATGGCCATCGCCTTTAGCGCCGCGCACGGCAACGTGGAGAAAGAGCAGCCATTCCACAACACGCGCCTCGGCCTGCCGTGGGACGGCAACGTGACTAACTTCGCGGACGCCGAGCAACTTATGAGTCGGCGCGAAGTTTATTCGCCGAAAATAGTCCCCCGCGACGCAGGTTTGGTCACGGCGGCCGTCGACGTGCAGGATGATCGTCTTGAGGTGCTCACACAAGCGTGGGGCCGCGAGGACGAGAGTTGGGTCCTTGAGCACATCATCATTCGGATGGACCCGAGCGTTAAAAGCACTTGGGCGCATCTGTCCGAGGTGTTGCTGCGGCGGTATCCGCACGAGAACGGCAAGAAGGTGCTCGGCATCGAGATAGTCGCTATCGATAGTGGTGGGCACTTTACCCAGCAAGTTTACGACTTCGCCCGCCGCAACGAGAAGCTCGGGCGCCGGTGGCACGCTATCAAGGGTGTTCCGGGTGAAGGCAAGCCGATATGGAAGATATCGAGCACTATGGTCAAGAAGGACACACAGTTGTTCTTGATAGGTGTCGATGACGCCAAGACGACTGTTTACGCGCGCTACGCCATCCAGAAGCCTGGGCCGGGGTATGTCCATCTGCACGAAGGCATTCTCGACGAATCCATTGTGCAGATGACCTCCGAGCACGTGGAGGTAGAATTTGACAGTCACGGCTTCACGAAGCGGTCTTGGGACAAGAAGCCCGGCGCGCGGAACGAGATGCTCGACTTGATGGTCTACAACCTCGCAGCGCGATCTAACTACTTGATCGACATAAACGTCAGGCTGGAACGGCTAAATCAAATGGAAGAGCCAAAAATAGACGCCGCCGCCATCGGCGCGCTGTTCAAAGCCTAATATACCGACCATATGAAATAAAACACGAATCCAGCGACGATTAGCTTCGTCCAGCCCACGGGCGGATTCGTGTTTATTTCCTCGACGGCGGTGGCGAGCTGGCCCAGGCCGACACCCACCACGAGAATAACAATAAAAACTGTCCACATGCGAACCCCCTCGGTTGAAACCGCGCGGACATTTCCACAGGTCGTCATGACTTGTCAACCCAAGAGGATGGTCATGGCTGGACCTTGCCCCGTGCGGGCGACCACACAAACGCAATTCGACGTGAGAAACACGACAAGCTGCGTCGATATGGTCTCCTACATATTTCAGGCTTACGTCAACGCGACAGTCGGCGACAAGACGGTTGTCGTGCGCTTTGGCGAGCGGTGGACCGAATACGGCAAACCGAACATCGAGGCGCTCCAGCGCCTTTACATGATGCTTTACACGCAATGCCCCGCTGCCGCGGCAGCGGGCCTGCCCAACCTAAACCCTGCGAACGCTGTTCGACGAGGCGCCCCAGCCCGCGCGTTCTTCAACTTCCCCCGCCTATAAGAGGATCGACAATGGCCGAGATCGTAGCTCCGCAGAACGTGGGGAATCCCGGCGAGGACCCTCGTTGGCTCGGCATGGCCGAAACATTGAACGGGCCGTCATTCGGAACGAACGGGTGGGCTGCGAGGCCATACCTCACATCATCCGACATGACCGTCTACCGCAACAAGGATATGTTCGCGGCCGACGCGCGTGACGCCTCACGCACCAATCCTTATGCTCGTTCGGCGAAGCGAACTTCTGTCGATTCCATTATCGGCACAACGATGACGCTCTCGTTGCAGCCGATCGCGGAAATTCTCGGCGTCACCGATCAAGAGGCTCAGGATTGGGCCGAGATGGTCGAGAACAAATGGGCAATAGCGGCCGAGAGCCCCGACTGCCATTTCGATGCACAGCGTAAGCAAACATTCACCGGGTTGATGCGCGAGGTATATTCTGGCTTCTATACCAGCGGGGAGGCGCTCGGCACGATCGAGTGGAAGCCGTCGAGCAACGGCCAGCGCACCTGCTACCTCAACATCGAGCCGGAGCGCTTGTCGGACCCCCGCGGCCAGCATGACATCATCCACGGTCGCCGCATGGGTGTCGAGCGTGACCGCCACGGCGCTCCGATCGGATACCACATCCGCGAGCGCCACCCATCGGACGGTGCGTTTTGGGGGCCTATCGACTTCCATAAGTGGAAATACGTGCCCCGTCGCAACTCTTGGGGCCGGTGGCAATGCCTGCATTATTTCGAGCAGGACCGTCCCGACATGACACGGGGCATTTC